GCTCCCTTGGGATTCAAAAACCTTTGCAGATATTTGGAGCGAATGGAAAGCAGATCGCAAAGAAAGAAAGGTCAAAGATTACACTTCGCGCGGAGAAAAAGCCGCGCTTCATAAACTTCACAACGATACAAATGGAAACGAACAACACGCCATCGAAGCAATTGGACAAGCTATCGCCAACCAATGGCGAGGGATATTCCCTCGAGAAAAGAAAACAACAGAGCGACCAAGCAAAGAACAGCTTACAAATTATCTCAAAACCGGGGATTTATAAAAAGACAAACGAAGGAGCATGGGACGGTACAAACATCCTCACCAGCCTGAGACACCATCCCGAAGAGACTCGGGCGGCAGTTGTGACGCTGATCAATAAGACGGTCCAATTCATAGACGCAAAGAAGACGTTGCACTCGTTCGAGGACATGGCGCTTTGCGCAGAGACTATCTTCGAGGTGTTCCCGGTTTTGAAACTCGAAGAATTGCGGTTAATTTGCGAGAGGATGAAACAAGGATATTACGGCAACTTTTTTGAGCGACTCAAAATCCAAGAGTTTCGCGACTGCATAATCAAGCACGAAGAAGAACGCGCATCCATCCTGGAGCAATCGCACCGGAAAATAACACGTGGAGCCGAAGACCCTACGAACGTCCCTGAGTACGATCCCGAACAAGCTAAGCTCGAATGGCGAATGAAGAACAACCCCTTCTTGATACCCGGAAAAAATGACAGTAGCAAAGGCGAAAGCGAAGCTTGACAAGATATTCTCCCAATTCATCCGGCTGCGTGCCGTCAACGATGAAGGGTGGGGAGAGTGCTTTACTTGCGGTCGCTTGCGCCATTACAAAAGCGCGGACGCGGGGCATTTCATGGTGCGGCAAAAGATGCCCACCCGCTTCGATGAGTTGAATGTTCAATTTCAATGTAAGGCTTGCAACGGATTCGAAGGAGGAGCACAATATGAATTCGCCAAACGTCTTGACGAAGACCACGGAGAAGGGACAGCGGATCGGCTTGTTCGGTTGAGCAACGAAACGAAGCGATTCAGCGTTCACGAACTGGAAGAACTTTGCAAAATATACCGACAAAAAGTAAATGAACTCAGGAAGTCGAAAGGGTTGGAATGAGTTTCTCACGAAGCACTATTCAAAACTTGTTCGCATCGCTCGCCGATGGACGGACAGCCCTTCCGACCTTGTACATCATACCTATCTCAGATGCGTAGACAAACGATTCCCCGACGGCGACAATGAGACGGCCCTGGGTTATTTCGTGAAAGCTATGTACAATGAAGCCACGAGAGGAAAATTTAAAGACCTATACCACGTAACAGATGCAGAACCGAAAGACCAAACCGGCGAAGGAGATTGGACGAAAGCCATCCAGCGAGAACAGATGCAACTCATCCTCGACCGCCTCTCCTGGTTTGATCGAACCATCTTCTCTCTATACCTGCAAGGATGGAATATGGCTGACGTATCTAGACGGTCTGGCGTTGGAGAATCGACCCTTTATCGCTCACTACATATCACCCGAAAAATCCTGAAAGATGTTCTTCGTAACGGCGCAAAAGAGGACTGACCGACTCACAATCTGCAAGGGGTGCGAACACTTCGTAGAATCGACGAAGAGTTGCGGTCCCCTCGTGACGGAAGCCTTTTCCGACTCGGAGTTATGCGGGTGCCATATGCCGACAAAGACACGGCTCAAGGTTGCCTCGTGTCCCATAGGGAAATGGGAAGCCGTTATAAAACAAAAAGACATCGACGCAATCAAGACCTTTCTAAAGACAGAGAACCAATTCAGAACAAACGGACAGCTCGCCCAGCTTTATTCGAAGGTGACAGGAACGAACACGAAAGCGAGTCAATGTTCATCGTGCAACCGTCGGATGCTTGGGGAGCTTCAGAAACTAATAAACGAAACAGAATGAGCTATACAACAACAGAGAGAGAAATCATCGCGGAGAACATCCGGCAATTTCTCAAAGAGAACAAAAAAGAGATATTCGAAGAGCATCACTTCGGCGGGGATCCTATCCTCGTGAAGCGACTTGTACCTATGACCCAATACGACAAAGACAACCTGGAGAACGTGGCAAGGGATGTCGAGGGTCGTATATTGCACCCATGAGAAACGCAAGAAAAGCACTCCTTCACGCGAAGAACTTTCTCCTCATCACAGAGAATGACAAAGCGATTCGTCTACATATGGGAGAAGACCCCGCGACTTTACTTCTAACCTTAGCCGTTCATAACGATGAATTCAGATACACCCTCGAAGCCGTCCTCAATCAAGCCAACGAAACTCTCAACGATCAAAGCGAATCCGACGAACCCTCGGATAATTAAAGACGATAAATTCCAGAAGCTCGTCAAAAGCATTCAGGACTTTCCTGAGATGCTCGAAGCGCGACCCATTGTCGTGAACCCGGACATGGTTGTTCTCGGTGGGAATATGCGCCTCAAGGCTTGCAAAGCAGCAGGATTGACCGAGGCACCCGTTTACGTTGCCACATGGGAAGAGAGCAAAGCGAACGCGTTCATCATTAAGGATAACGTCGGTTATGGGGAGTGGGATTGGGATATACTCGCGAACGAATGGGACGCAACCGAGATTGAGGAATGGGGGTTGGATGTATGGACTCCAGAAATTGACCCGAATCAACTCGGCGAGGAGTTCAGCCTTGCTGACGGCGATAAACCTCCGTTTCAATCGCTGACGTTTACGCTTGCCGACGAGCAAGCGGAGTTCATTAAAAACGCCCTCGCGGACGCGAAAGGCCTCGAGGAGTTTAAATACATTGAAACAATGGGCAACGACAACAGCAATGGCAACGCCCTTTATTTACTTGTATCGCAATGGGCAGGGCAAAGGACATAGTAGTTAAGGTTATTCCGTCAAGCGTCGCGAATGATTTCGTAAAGCGTCACCATTACTCCGGCAAAGTGGTTCAAAACAGCGTTCTTCACTTTGGTGCATTCTTGGACGGTAAATTGGGAGGCGTAATGCAGTACGGCAACCCGATTGACAAAAGGAACGTTCTCAATTTAGTAGAGACCAGCAACAAAGGTTTTAACTCTAAGTGGAACGAGATGCTTGAGTTGAACCGAATGGCTTTCTCGGAAATATTGCCAAAGAATAGCGAGTCGCGGTGCATTGCCGTTAGCATTCGATTGATTAAAAAGAACGCGCCTCAAGTAAAATGGATTTTATCATTTGCCGACGGCACTCAATGCGGAGACGGAACAATTTACAGAGCTTCGGGATTTAGCTTGACAAACATTAAGAGAAATACATCTTTACTTGAATACAAGGGGCAAATAATTGCCGATAAAACGCTCAATAACTCAAACTACAAGGAGAGAGGCTTAAGCGCGGGAAAATTAAAAAGAATCGGAGCGAAGCCGTTAAACGGTTTTCAATTGCGTTATATTTACCTCATTGACCAGAATTCTGAATTGAATTGCCCGAACATTCCATTCTCGAAAATCAAAGAAGTAGGAGCCGGAATGTACAAGGGAGAAAAAACAGGCGGTTGAAGCATTGTGGCGATGCGCCCGGCATCCAGCCGGGAGAGGGAGGTTCGATTCCTACCTTACCGCTCAACTTTTAAAAGATGGAAGCCGTAAAAGCGAACAATCGGAACACCAAAAAAGAGCAGATGATCGAATCCCTCGAGAAGTCGTTGGGCATCGTATCCACGGCGTGTAAGATGGTAGACGTAGGGCGAACGACTCACTATCAATGGCTCAAGGACGACCCCGAATACAAGAAGGCGGTGGATTCTATCCAGGACGGCGTTCTCGACTTCGCAGAATCGCACCTCTACAAGCTCGTGAAGGAAGGCAACCCGGCAGCGACGATATTCTTCCTCAAGACCAAAGGCAAGAAGCGAGGGTATATCGAACGGCAAGAGATAGAGGTAACCGAGAAGAAGCCGCTCTCATGGTTGGATGAGTAAACTCCCCGCGACATATTACCACGTCAAAGAATGCAAGTCGAAAATCCAAGTTCACC